AATCAGTTTATCAACCCGATAAAATTTCTGAATCCTAGAAACGTTCTAGCCCACATAAATTGCGGATTTCTAAATCTTAGAAATTTTGCTGGAAATTTCTGTCAATTTGGGAATATTCCCAAAATTCTTAACTACTAATCCAATCCAAACAGCAGTCAACAAAGAAACCTAGCGGCTCAGCAAGCATGGTGAAGCGCGCTAGGTGCTATCTTAACTAACAACTAAACACTAACTTTCAGTTGGCCAGGAATTTGGTTTTGTCCGGTTTGGCTCAATCGTAATCTGAGCGTGGTAAAGCTCACGGTTCTAAGCCTTCGACGACCTGATCGAATACTCGACCTGGACCTAAAACTGTATCTACCATCAGGCGAAAGTTAACTCCCATCTCAACCCTCCTTATTTATCGTACTTGGCATGCCACTTCTTCTCGGCTGTATCAATCTTTGCAATTAACATCGCTAACTTCTCGTTATCTTCCTTCGACTCGCTGTGCTTATCGATGTACGTTTCCAAAGCTTTCTTGACCAGCGGTCCAACACCTACGGGTATATAAATGCTGTAACCTACCATAGAACTAAGTCACCTCCTTCCTCTTTGACTTTGCTGGTTTCCTCCAGGATGGTAAGGGCCTCGTCCAAGTCCTGATACATCGCCCATGCCACCTCGAGTCTGACAAAACCTGTCCCGGTATCTTCCTTCTCATAGCGCCTCTTAGCTTGTCTTACTGCTTGTACTATCGCTTCTAACTTACGCATCCGTTCCAATACTACGGGATTACTACAACCAGTCCAACCCTCGGTGCATATGTGACGTCCTTCGATACGATCTCCTACCTTCTCGAATCTTGGTACTAGTTGATCGCTGTTGGAATGGAGTGGAACCATGTCGATAAACATACCTGCTGGCCTTGCCCAATAGTATCCTCTACTGTCGGTGTATATCACCAACATATCGTACGTTTCTGTGCACGGCAAAACCAACGATGGTGTAGAGGCCGCCCTTGAAGTGTCGGTACTTCTCACCAACTTGTAGTGTTATTGACCTATCACCTTCTACTACTCTAATTCGCTCTTTACTTGCCACTTACCTTTCACCTCCTTGCTTTCTCTTGACACACTCTCTGATTACCATTAGCGCAGCCCATATCATAACAAAGTCTATCGGTCTACTATTCGTTACACTGAGTACATACTCTCCAAAACGCATGGTACACCAGCCTAAGGTCCACAGCGCAACGAATACCAATAACGCTTTACCTGTCAATTTTATCTCTTCTAACACTCCATATTACCTCCTAGCAACTCTCTATCCATTGAGTCTCCTGCCCATTTAAAATCTCGGGAGAACTGCTTTACAAGTTCTGCCAAGAATTTATCCGTCACTTTCGTGATTGCCTCGGCGACTTTCTCCCTTAACTTCTGTTGAAACGCCTCTTGTTGTATATATTCATTAGCGAACTTGTAGGCGTACTCTTCCATAACCTTCTTAGTTTCCCACTTGAAGTCGACATGGTTAAGCGTATTGAACAGAGCTATAGAAATCAACTCTTTACGTTTCTCTTCACCTAAAGCTTCCATTGCCTTTTGAGCCCATTCTTTCATTAGTGCCTTTTCTAAGTCTTTAATATCCATCTTGTGTTTACCCTCCTATCTGTACTGGCTCGATATTTCCGTTATGCATCGCTCTTACCGCTTTAATCTTTGTAAGCTTAAGACTTGCAATTTGTCGTTCGAGCTTCTCTATCTTTGCGATCGTCTTACGATTATGTGGAGTCATTGGGTAGACGTCTTTCTTACTTACCCGTCTTGGTTCTGCTGTTGTATCTGTTACCACGTCGTAGGTAGTTTGATTTACACCAACTACCATACACGGGCGAAATGTGTAGGCCATTTCTAACGTTTGACCTTTCAGAAACGCATTCGGTTTGAACTTCACTATTACCACACCCTTTCAAGCTCGAATTTATTCGACACCTCCATATCTGCAGCATCGTGATCATCAAGCAGCCGCCTCTCACCATCAACAAGATGGTAGAGGCGATCTGTTGCTCGCGCTTTACTCCAGATCTTCACAACATATCCAGGAACGTACCTCTCAGGCGTATTTAACACTGCCTTTCCGTTAACGACTATCGGCCGTAACTTGTTATCGAACTGAGCCACAGTACCACCTCTAACAGTCGTGAGCTCGGCAGCTTACCATGAAGTTAAAGTCACGTTCGTAACTTGGATGTATCTTTACGCCTATATAGGAGTTGGTGCGAGCTTTGTAATTTCCTGGAACCGGTCGGCTACCTGATTGAATACCTAACTTCTTGAGCTGCTTCGTGAACTCTCTACTACTTGCAATTCTATAACCATTCTCTTCACAGAACATTTTGTAGAAAGCGTAAAGTTGAGCTTTTGGAATACTACTTGTAATATGCGGACCGTACTCGACACGTTCCTCTAAGAAGGATAAGATGTTGTCATTTTCAAGGATGTATTCATACTTAGCTTCCTTCATTGTCTTACTTTCGGTGAACGTGTTGTCCTTCATTAGCCTTTGCAAACCTACTAAAGCCCAGTTAAACATGCCAGACTTCTCCAATGCAAGTTGAGTGATAAGCTTCCTTTTATAACTTGAGTTACGTTCGAAGTGGTTAGGAAACTCAACAAAACCCCAGCGTGAGTACCAACCTTCCGATCTATCTCTCGCTTTTGGTAGCTCATTAGCCGAGAAAAGTAGTCGTGCTACAGGAGTGAAGTGGAATGTCTTACCGTGTTTGTATTCACCTCTGATCTTATCACCAGCGATGATTGCTTTGACTGTACCTGTCTCTTTTAAGTATTGAGGGTCGATGTCACTACAGATGTTAATGAGCTTGTTTTGCAGCAACGCAGTATCGAACCTCTCGGCTAAGCGGTGCAGCGGGATAAAGCTAGCTGTATTTCCAAACATCATGGTGATTCCGTCTATGAAGAGAGACTTACCGTTACTACCATGTCCGTAGAGGAACACAGCAGTTCTGAAGGAAGTATCTGGCAGCATACACAAGCCGATAAACTCTTGTATGTAGTCTCTCGTATCTTTACGTGGAATCCAAGCTTCCAACGCCTCGAGCCATGTTGGACACTCAGCTTTAGGGTCGTAGACTACATCAAGTTGTGTAGTGATATACGATTCTGGATCCCAAGGATACAATGTGCCAGTCTTCCAATCAACCAAGCCGTTTTTGACGCAGATGACTTCAAGGTTTGGATTTTCACCTATGTCAAACATCTCGTCGTTGGCTGGATCAGCAAGCTTCTCTTTAAGTGCTGCTATAACTTCATTAACACGATGTGTTGTATCCCAATCTTCACACTCGGCGAGTAAGGCAGCTCTGACCGCCTTGGCTAAATACTGGGAATCGATAGGAGTCCACGGGCCGACGATATGATCCGTCCTATAAAACAAACCGTTCTTCACGCAGTATCGCCAGCTGTAACCTGCCTCTCGCTGGTCGTGAAGGAATTTCTCTGCGAAAGGGGTCGGTCTAAGAACTCTCTTTTCGCCTTTCTCTTTACTTGCTCTCTTTGCGTTCTCGGCGTACCAGAGGTTGTCGACCAACATCACCAGCTCGTTGTCTGGCCACGGTGGAACGCAGTGCTTCTGGTTCCATTGCCGGAGAAAAAACAAAACTTCCTCTTTTGGTATGTTTCCACGGCCTATTAGGCTGCCGGCGAGCTTCTTCAGACGATCTTGCCTGTGCCCTTCGTATACAGTTCCACTCCATTCTTCTTCCGTAACGGTAGGCTTGTATTTAGCTTTTTCAGTCGCTCGCTTGTCCATCATCAAATCAAGCATCCACTGCGGCGCTACGGCCGGTTCTGGCATTTCAAACGGCGACCGTCCGGGTACCCACTCATACTTTCGTCCGGAGGCGTGAGTAGACGGAGGTATGACGGTTTGCTGCCCATCGCCTAATAGAGCACACTCTTGGTGAGTTTTGTTTGCGTCTCCTTTCTTGTACTTCTTCACTTTTAGGCCTTCTGGCAGCCGATACAAAAGCCGTCTACCAGCTCCGGTGGTGAATTCCCAAGTTTCTGGGATGTCGCCATTGCTCATCTCCTGTAAGTATTCCTCACCGAGCTCGCCGTCTATATCAATCGCAACAAGCCGGCTGGCATTACCCAAAGGAAGCCCGATGTTTCGTTTAGGGTGTTTCTCAAACCATTTTTCTATCTCTTCTTCTGTCGTCTGAGTTCGGTTTTGCCAGCCGGCTACTACCGGCACTTTTCCAGGATAGACACACGTCTGCCGGTGAGCCAGCGCTTCTCCACCATGGTCAGGGGCGCAGATTGGAATGATAGGTAGCCCTAGTTGAATATACTTTCTTGCAGCATCGAGCAATCCCATCACTCCTCTAGTCTGCATTCGTGTGCGTTTTTGTCGGGATGCAGTGCTACAAACGAGCAGTGACGGTAAGCTCCGTCGCGAGTGTACTCCATTAGCTTTACTTTAATAACGCGGCCGATGTATTGTTCTGGATGTTTGGAGAACTTCTCGCGCTCTGCGTCAGACATTCCGCTGCATGTACCTAAGCGGACAAGCTCGCCAGCTTTGTTGTACTTCCCGAAGACGATAGCTCCAATCCATTTATTGTACCAATAACGGGTGACGGGTGTTCCGTCCTCGTCCCAGTATGGCCAGTTTTCGATATTCTTGCCTGTGTAGACGCGTTCGGGAGGCTCGAATCCTATGATTACGACGTCGTCTTCTGTTTCAGTTTTGATCTTAATCCAGTTCCAAGCCGGCCGTTTGCCAAGTACGTAAGACCGGCTGATGTGCTTCAAGACGACCCCTTCCTTACCCTGCGACAATAGAAAGTCGAGGTAGGCCTGTTTGTTTTCGTGACAGACATTTACTAAGGTAACGAAGGAGCCTTCGTCGAGGCCTGCCTCTTTGTAGTACTGTTCGAGAATCCGCCGTCTCTTGTACCATGGTAAGTCGATAAGCCATTTGCCAGTGTGGTCTCTTAAGATATCAAAAATCATATACCTGATGAGCCCTTGGTTCGTTTGCTTGCGGACAGCTTCACCAGGTTCCGACCCCATAATAGAAACTACATCTGGGGCTTTGCCGCCATTGACGTGGCATTCACCGTCGAGTATTGTGAGATTACCGAACAGCTCGTTTAGGAGGGAGGCAAGATGAGGCACTTGAAGAGTCTTTTCTACTGGAATTCCATCCTTCACAGATACGCGTGGACTGAAGATGCGACCGCCGATACTGAAGTAGTGACAGCCATCTATCTTTTCCTCAGCGATGTAGTCTGGAGATTGTAATGCTTCAAGCAACTTTTTCTTTGCCGATGCTGAGTTGCCTGGCCTAGCAGGTTTCATAGGCTCGAGGAAGAAGTCTAGTGGGTAGCTACGCACTCCGCTTTGGTTCATTACTTACCTTACCTCCCTTAGCTGTGTTTCAGACTCGTCTGACTCTTCGTTTTCCTGAGCCTTAATCCAGTTAGCCAACGCTTCGGTTATCGCCTCGCTTATCTTCTTTCCACTCTTGAGAACGGCAATTTTGAAGTTGATTGCTACGTCTTCAGGCACGTCAGCTACAATTCGCTTGGTCTTCGACACGTGGTACACTCCTTTCTATGCATGGTACATTTTTAATTGTTTCCTTATTATATTATCTTAATTTTCGAAGATTTTTACAACGGGCAATTTTTGCACACCTAAAGCTCGGAAATGAATTACAAGTTTATGTATTGTATATATTTCCGTTTGTGTGAACGGACAAAAATTTTTTTTTCATTTGCCCGTTGATTGTCACTTTAATTTATAGTATGATTAAAGTGAAGAATTTAGTAAAGGAGGTTAATCAAACAATGTCCGAAGCTCAAGGTGCAATAGTCACCTACGAACTGCCTGACGGACAACGGGTCAGTAGGGCAGCGTACATTCGGTATCTGTTCAAGGAAGGGAATATGTCCAGGGGTGACATCGCTAAGAAGTTAGGAGTTCCATACAGCACCGTCTACGCCGCAACCGCGAACATGGAAAACGAGCATCACAAGAGCGGCGAGCTTGGAATCGGTGCTGCAAAGAAGTTCGTCGAATTGGAAGACGGAACTCGGATGAGTAGAGCTGAGTACATCCGGAAGCGGATCAGGGAAGGCGCTTCTCGTAGTGAAATAGCCCAGGAACTGAATATCACATACAGTGCGGTTTGGGCTGCTACGAAAGATATGGAAGAATTGAAGGGTAGCGGCGGTGGCGGCGCTGTAATGATTACTCATCCGGCAACCGGCGAGCTGGTAAGGCGTGTCGACTACATCCGCGAAGCCTTTGCTGCAGGTAAAACTCGTAGGGAAATTGCAAATGAGATTGGCTGTGATTACGCTGTAGTTTGGGCTGCTACTAGACCTATGAAAGATGCGAATCAGCCAGCAGCCGACAAAGCCGAATCGAATGGCGCCGGTGCCGAAAGCGGCGGGTTCCAAACCGAAGAGGCCAACGCATCCGAGCCGTTCAATGATGATGATGACAATTTTCCTGAATAACAACTCCACTCACCCCACATCGCTCAAGCAAGCTCTCGAACGTTAGCGCTCGGGAGCTTGCTGAGCTTAAGGGGCAATACCAGGAAGCCGAAGGAGTGCATCAAAGTAAAAGACGACCATAACGATTAGGCCATTATCGAATTTACCGTCTAGAGGTATAGTGAATGCTGGCGCGCTGCACACTGGGCACTCTTCGCGAGTGCCTAGAATGGAGCGCGTTGCGCTACCGAATAGAAAGGAGGGGTTGAATGGAAGCTAAATTATTCGAAGTACGGGACCGTGGAACATTCATACCAGTGCTTGCGGTACGGCTTGTTCCGAGCTCGACGGCAGAAGAGTACCTTATTGCAAGAGCAGGGTACGGGACGACCAGAGACGTACAAGGTAGATACGTACTTGTCGCGAAACTGAGTGAAGGGACTACGCAGATAACGTACGACCCTTATGCCTGGAACGGTTCTCGTACGATGACAGCCGCCCACCGGTATATTGTAGAGCACTTCGACGAGCTTAAAAGTGGAGACGTTGTCGATGTAGAGTATATTTTAGGCGAGAGCAGCTGTCCGAAGCAGCCAGAGCGTACTAATCTGGCCGTTCTCGAGGAGTGATGTAAGTGATTCTAGGCAACATCACGCAGCATGTGTGCGAAAGGGCGATAGCTGTAGGTCGGTACATTCTACAAACAGACGCTACCATACGGCGAGCTGCCGCTGTGTTCAAAGTTTCGAAGTCAACAATACATAAAGACGTTCGCTACCGACTGCCGCTGATAGACGTTGGGCTGGCCCATCGAGTGGGAGGAATCATCGAAGCTCACAAGCTCTGTAGATGTAAGGCCAAGAACGAGAGTTTTCACTTTTAGCACACTGATGCTACTTTAATGCTGGGAGAGATGAATATGTCCGACATCAGGATCTTTGTAATGAACCCGACTCCGGATGCGGAGCGGGTTTGCGCCGTTACTGCCCGACAATGCATGGTGGCAAAGAAGGCAGAAGACTTGTATCGTACCATGACCGAGGATGAGATAACAGCTACTTTAACACACTGCATGAAAGCGGGTCACTTAGCTGTGCTGTCAGCTGCTCACGTTTCTGTTGCAGTAAACATAACTCGCGAAGCGTTGACACAAATCAATACCAGCGCGTGGGTTAAGACCGTGACGCAAAGTCAACAATACGTCGATCACTTTGATTTTGCATATTTGATTCCCGAGGAGATAAAGGATGACCCTGAAGCAGTTGAACGGTTTAAGCAAGCGATGGAGCGAGATAAGGAAGACTATCGATGGTTCCGTAGGCGGGGATACGCTCCGCAGGTAGCTCGAGCTGTGTTGAGTAACGCAGTTGAAGCAAATACAGTCATGTCTTCCAATTTCTGGGGTTGGTTTGTCTGGCTTTCTAGGAGGGTTTGCCGGCGTAATACGACCGTAACGCAGAAAGTTGCTGAAATGATACTGAACGAGTTTAGAAGCCGTTGGCCTCGAATCTTTAAATGGTGCGGACCGCCATGCATTTACGGTCAATGTCGGGAGGTTAAGCCATGTGGGAATCCATTCTCGAGGATCGTCGAGTGATTGTAGATAGGATAATGATGAAGCTAGCGTTGACTGTAGCGAACCTTTCCAACTGTCGGAAGAAACAGACTGGAGCTGTTATTGCCGGCGAAGGTGTAATAGCGTTTGGGTTCAATCACACACGCAGGAAGTGCTTAGTATGCTACCGTGAGGATGCAAAGTCAGGTCTCTGGACTGATAAAGAAAGGTGTGACGTAGTCCACGCTGAAATTGCTGCAATCTTCAACGCTTATCGTATGGGGCTCTCACTTAAAAACGGTTGCATGTACTCAACTTACTTCCCGTGCGTGCCTTGTGCTAGAGCGATTGGAGAGGCTGACATCAAACGTCTTTACTACATCGACGAGTACGAAGAGCAGGAGCCAGCAATTCGAGTTCTCAACTCGTATGGAATTTCAATACACAAGATGCGAAGGGAGGACCTTTGATTACGATTACTTTGGAAGACGGTCAGGTAATTGTGTGTGAAAGGCTGCTAGCTGTAGCCTACCGCGGAGGCCTGGTACAGTATATATGTGATGGTAAAGTAGATTTGATAGACATTTTGCATGCTGAAGACGTTATGAGGCACTTTCGTATGGACTGTGTAAGGCAGCATTTGGAGAGAAGAGCGGAGAAGGAAAAGCCAAAGATCGCTATTGTTCAAGACATGCCTAAAGGGCTGAAATCCTAGCGATTTCGACGCGGGGTGAGTGGGTACTAGTGTAGGAGGTACTCACATGAGAAGACTCACTTGGGCGGAGGGAATATTTCCAGTATTGGACTTCGAGACGACTGGACTAGACCTACAAAATGATAGGGTGATACAAGCAGCACTGATTTTAGAAGCACTGGGAGGGTATATCTTACCTGGTAGTATTGTAACGTATGTGAATCCAGGAGAAGAAGCAATACGACGGATGGAGCACAAAGCTGTTGAAACTCACGGCATCACACAGGAGATCGTCCGTGTCCAAGGAAGGGATAGCCAGGAGGTGTTCCAATCCATCAACTCCATTCTCCAGGCTATCTATATTCTCGGACTTCCTCTTCTAATTTATAACGCTCCGTTTGACTGGAGGTTTGTTCATTACGAATTGCGGAGGCATAACCTTCCCGAACCTCCACCATTGAAGCTTATCGATCCCTTGGTTATAGACTACCGAGTGGATAAGTATCGCAAAGGTAGTAGGAAGCTTTCTGATGTAGCTCGACACTATGGAGTTGAACTTACTCATGCGCATGATGCTCAGGCGGATTGCGTGGCAACTGCAGAAACGTTTCGCAAAATGTTGAAGGCTTATCCAAGATTAGCAGAATACAGTCTAGATGAGCTTCACCGCTTGCAAGAGTTATGGTTCGCACGCTGGCGTAATGACAGAAACAGGTACTGGGCTAGTCAAGGTAGAGAAGACCGCATCGACTACGGGTGGCCTGGAATCTAGACAATTAAAGACCTCGCTACTCAGGCTAGCGAGGCCCTTCTTTTAGGACATTCAACGAGTGTCTTAAGAGAGGGGAGGTGATAAGATGATCCACTGGATTCCTACAACACCATGGGAAAGTAAAGCAGCCACCGCAACTCTAGAGAGCGACTTAAGTTCACTAGCGGCGCTTATGACTGCCCTAGAGCAGAGTCTGGACTTACACCAGCGGCTTGCGCTGCCTGCCGTGGAGTGGTTGATCGGCGACCGACACCCAGCAAGCGGAAGAACTCACCTACTTGCAGTGGCATACGTAAGGCTCGGAATACTAAATCTCGGCAGGAAGATATACGTCAGAGATCACTATCGAGCGACTCACGATCTCCAGGCCGATCAGCATCTACTCCAATACGTAAGAAACCTTATACCTTCGTACGTTAATGCAGCTTTTGGTAAGGATTGGTTCGTTATCAAAAGCATCGATCGCAACAAACAAAGCAACGCTGAAAGGAGATAGCGAAGTGGGAGACCGCGAGGAAATCTTACAGCTCTGGATTGAAACTGAAAGTGCTTTTTTAGGCAGAGAAATTCGAGAAGGTGAGGACTTTGACGTGGAACGTTTACCTGACAGGATTCTTGTTTATTACTACGGCCGCGAGCAGAGCGAAGTCGAGGTCTTAGACATAACTGACACACCGCTACTCCATTAGAAGCATATTACGGAGGGATAGAATGAACGCAAGAGTAAAGAAGGGCACGCTGTCGAAAACTTTCACTCCAGAGGGAGTTATCTACACGGTAAAAGTCAGCAAACTAGAGCTCAAACTTCCTCACCAACTGCGTACCGAAGCGGAGTATCACCTTTACGGAGGTTTTGAAGTTGAAGTAGACCTTACTGAAAAGAACCCTCTGACTGACTTCGTAAACGCGCAGCTGCAGGCGATTCAAGCAGCTGAAGAACGTAAACGTGAACTCAAAAAGAAACGCAAGCGCAAGGAGAGGCAAACTCGTAAGATGAGGAAAGCGCTATGAAGTTCAAAGAGCTTATGTTGCGGGCAAATGCAAAACATGGTAGGAAGCCGTTTCTTGGTTCGGTTTTGGCGTTAGACCCAGGCGAGACTACCGGTTGGGCACTCTTCTCCGACGGTATGCTAAAGGCCTGCGGACAGATAGAGACATCAGGTACTCGAGGCTTTGTCGACATCGCCGTCTTCATCGAGAAAATACAGCCTGAAGCTGTAGTTTGCGAAGCATATAAAGTGTATAGCTGGAAGCGTGACCAGCACGTATGGTCTGGACTGTACACAGTGCGTTTGATTGGCGCTATTGAGCTAACCTGCGCTAAGATGGGTATACCGTTACACTTACAAATGGCGCAGACTGGAAAAAGCTTCTGTAGCGACGCAAAACTAAAAAACTGGGGTTACTGGAAAAGAGGAGAGCGTCACGCTCGAGATGCTATTCGACACGGCTGCCACTGGCTGCTGTTTGGAAAGGAGAAATCCGATGGATAATCAGGCTATAGTTAAAGTTGGCTACGCCCTTGTTGCTGCAATGGTAGTAGCGGCAAAGTTGATTGGTTAGCGAGATGGTGAGGTGTACCATGCAAAGAATACTTGTTACAGTATTAGTATTAGCAGTAGCGTTGAGTATACTGTCTAACTGGACATTATCAAAACTCGAAAATGATTTAAGCTCGATGAAGCTTAGAGTTCAAATTTTGGAGTAGAGGCTTGGCGAAATCGAAGACAAACTGAACTTAGCTAAGTAACAAACTTATGGTAAAGGTGGTATTATGGAGAACCAACTAGAACTCCGCCCATATCAGCTAGAAGGCATCAAGGTTCTGACAAGTAGCGGACGCCATCTACTAGCCGACACTATGGGCTTAGGAAAAACTGTAACAGTATTAAAGTCAATTGACGAACTTGACGCTTATCCAGCACTGATAGTAGCAACCAAGAACGCACTAGGCGTGTGGGAAAGTGAGATTAGCAAGTGGTTAGGCAAACAAGTGGTCATCTACAGTGGACCGCCTCACCAGCGAGTGAAGGCGTGGGAAGACTTCGTCACTCACCGTATCCCGTTTGTCATTACAAACTACGCGTTTGTAGAAGAAATAACGCGACGTAAGTTACAGTGGCCTACCATCGTCGCTGACGAGATACATTTGGCTGGGCTGTTGAACCGTAAAACTGTAACTTTCAAGCGGTTTAAGCAGTTAAAGAGTCGTTACTTGTTCTTAGTAACGGGCTCACCGATTCGAAGGAATCCAGCAGATTTATGGGCTTCTTTCCACCTACTAGATCCAAAACGGTTCAATAGCTACTGGCAGTACGTTAACAAATACTGCGTCACTATCAAGACACCTTTTGGTACAGAAATAGAAAGCCGTCCGAAGGATGTTAAAGAGTTTCGACAAATGGCACATCAGTACATGCTACGGCGCACAAAAGAGCAGGTAGCTGCAGATCTACCTCCAAAGATTCGCTCTGCGATACCGTTGGAGATGACTGCTAAACAACGGAAACTTTATACTCAATTGGCTGAAGAGTTGATAGCCGAGTCCGATGGTGAGTTCATCATCGCTTCTAACCAATTGTCGGCTATTACCAAACTCCGCCAACTTCTGGTAAGTCCATTGTTGTTGAACGTGAATGATAAAGGTGCTGCGTTGGAAGCTTTACCGGAACTTGTAGAATCAGAATTTTCTGAGGGCAACTCAATAGCTATCTTCACACCTTACCGAGCTGCGGTGAATTTGATAGCAGACGAGTTGAGTAAGTTGCCAAAAGATATACGTCCAGACTTTATAGGCAAAATTCTAGGCACGCTATCGTATAGCGAAATCGCAGATGCTGCTCGTCGCTTTCAAGCCGCTAAGACGTATAAAAAGGTAATGGTATGCACCATCAAGAGTAGTACGTCGTTTACCATTCACGATGCTTCTGCTGCTTACTTTGTTGGCTACGAGTGGGACTTCAACCAAAATGAACAGGCTGAGGACAGATTGCACCGTATAGGACAAAAGAAAACGGTACGTTGTTATTACATCATGCATAAGGACAGCTTGGACGACCGGGTTATGGAAGTGATCAGTACCAAGAAGGCTGGTGCTAATATCATGCTTAAGCCAGAACACCTTCTACCAGAACGGTACCAAAAACTTTTTAAAATTGATCGTTGATTGGACATTTTATATTTTGTATAATTTTAGTAGAAATCGCGATAAATTAGTACATTGAAGGGAGGTGACAAGGTGAGCGAGCAGTTGGACACGTTTGTCTACGACAAGGGTATAAACGACAGGCCACGTCGGAACGACGGCGTCATTGAAATTCATACGCATGACCGAATAAATTTCAAACGCTGTCGTCGGAAGTGGGATTTCGAGAGCGGTTTGCGAAGGCATTTAGTGCCTAAAGACGCCTCGAACCCAAACACCTGGTTTGGTACTGGAATCCACTTCGCGTTGGAAGATTATCACGGCTATCGAAGATTCAGTTCACCGATGCATGCATTTCAAGCATACTACAACGTGTATGAGAAGCACTATCCGGAGTACATGCCTCCAGAACACGAGGAGCTGTTAGAACTCGGATTGTGCATGCTTGACTACTATCCAGTGTGGTTGAAGCGGCGCAACGAATTCGAAACTCTATGGATCGACAGTAAGCCGCAAGTTGAAGTGGAGTTCAGTATCGAAATACCCGAGTTAAGTGAGTATACAGGCACAACTGTAGTTTATCAAGGAGCAATCGACAGAGTGGTAGTTGACGCCCACGGTCAGCTTTGGCTGGTTGACTACAAAACCGTCAAGCGGTTTAATACTGACAAGCTAGAGCTAGACCCGCAGATTACTGCGTATTGTTGGGCAGCTGAACAGTACTACGAGCGGCCAGTTGAAGGTATGATCTACGTTCAGTTCAAGAAAGTAGCTCCTCGATATCCGAAGGTGCTTGCGAGGGGTGGTTTGAGTACAGATAAGCGACAGTATACAACGTACGACTTGTTCAAAATTGCGTTAGAAGATCTAGGCTACGACCTGAAGAACCTGCCGAAGAACTATCAAGACTACTTGAACTTCCTCCTAGAGGAGGAAACTATTGAGGGTGACAGGTTCATTCGGTGGGATAAGGTCAGACGCAACGAGCATTTTAAACGGTCGGAATATGAACTGATCGTAGCTGAAGGAAAAGAAATGCTCAATCCCAACTTGGTTCTGTATCCCAACCCGACTTTCGCATGTGCCAATGACTGCCTGTTTCGCACCGTCTGCATCGCTATGCGCGATGGTAGCGACGCGGATTGGTTGTTGGAAACTATGTATGAGAAGAAAGGAGAGACTGTGAATTGGCGGGAGAAAATCCAGTGGCAGGATCCGGAAATCCGCCTCGGCCTCCGATAAAGCAGCCAGCGTTTAGAATTACGTCCAACAAGAAAAAAGAACGCTACATCAACATGCTCATCTACGGCGATTACGGCGTAGGCAAAACTACGCTAGCAGCCTCTTCGGTTTGTGTTCCTGAGATGAGAGATGTTCTCTTAGGAAACGTCGAATCTGGGGACATGTCGATAGAAGACGACTTATTTGAAGAGCTCGACACCGTAGATATTCAATCCTACCGTCAGTTTGCCAGATTGTATGAGTTTCTCAGGCTGCATTGTAAGTTTCGTGACATGAACGATGAAAGAGCTTTAAGAGCGTTGGAAGAGCAGTTTAGAGGCGAGCCTGTAGAAACTCCAAGACGCTACCGTACGGTTATTATTGATTCCTTGACAGAAGTCCAGAAACTGGCTATGTATCAACTGTTAGGGATAACCGTCGGTGAGCACCCGTTGGATGTAGAGCCCGAGAGCCCACAATTCAAGGAGTGGGGCTCTTCAGCTGAAATGATCAGGCTGCTGGTGAGGTCGTTCCGAGATCTACCTATGCATACTATCTTTGTGTGTAGCCAATCTGTCGATACAGACGATAAGAAAAAGCGGTTCATCACTCCAGCTTTACCAGGCAAGTTGGCTAATGAGGTTCAAGGTTTCCTCGACGTCGTCGGCTACTACATAGCTGCTCCAAACGAAAGCGGTGAGATCAAACGCCGCCTCTATCTACAACCCGGCAAGACGTTTCAAGCAAAGAATCGTTTTCCAAAATTCCATGGTACCTATATAGATGACCCTACCATGGAAAAGCTACTCGATTTGCACAAAGGCGCAACCGCCTAAAATAAAAAGGAGGAATGAAAGGTGAACGACAGAGACTTCTTAAATCCCGACGAGACTTTCGACTTCGACAGTGGCAGCACTGGTGAGGTGGAAAATTTGGTGCTCAACTTGGATGATGTTAGCGACGAGCTGCCGAAGTTTGAGCCCATACCACCAGGAGTGTACGATGCAATTGTAGAAAACGTCGAGTTTGGCAACTCACAGAACAGTGGAAGCCCGATGCTTACTTTCCAATTCCGCATTACTGATCCTGACTACGAAAACCGGATGTTGTTCTACCATACCGTGTTGAACAAAGAAAGCGGTCTAAGCCGGCTGAAGCGCTTACTGGTGCGTGTGGCTCCAGACGTTCCGCTTAACGGCTTTAACCCTGCAAAATTCGCAGATGAAGGCGTTATTCTCGGCTACCCCTGCCGGCTGAAGGTCAACATTCGGTCGTATAAAGGAGAGAAGCGGAACAACGTCGTGGATGTACTTGCTCCTGAAGACTCTCCTACCGGCTTCCTCGACGAGTAGGTCATACGGGGCAGGCTCTTCGCCTGCCCCTCCTAGCGCAGTAAAGAAGGAGGAGGTATCGATGAATGGATCTCGCGAGTTGACGGTGCGGGAGGTTGCAGAACGTATAAACAAGCATTATGTTACTACTCTCAATCTCATCTATAAAGGCTACCTGAGAGCAGTTAAAAGAGGCGGAACTTGGTTCGTGACTGCTGAAGAGGTAGAGCGCTTTATTAGAGAGGGGAACTACAAAAGCGAGGGAACAGAGAATGAAAAAGTTGATTGTAGTACGGACTCAGTTTGAGGGTATACATTGTTACCCTGACGCACCTGAAGAGGTGCGTTTTCTCAGGCACCCTCACCGCCACGTTTTTTACGTCGAACTTCAGATTGAAGTTTACCACAATGATAGGGAGCTGGAGTTTATCATCGTAAAGCGCGACCTCGAAGTGTATATTAACCAGACGCTTAAGAACGTTAGTAGTAAATCTTGCGAAGCGATGGCAGAACTGATACGTAACTACGCTCATGAGCGGTGGGGTGAGAACCGATTAGTCAACGTAGGCGTCTTTGAGGATGGTGAGAACGGCGCCTGGATAAGGGAGGATCTATGATGTATCGGCTACCAGTACAAGATGTCATGTCGTACGACACGCAACTCGTGGATCAGTTCCAGCGAGAGGCTTCTACTGTAATGTCGGAGCCTTGGTTTACTGCGTTATCTCTAGACGCACGAATGGCTTTTCTTGTGATTGGCCTTGGCCAAGAAGCTGGAGAGGCACAAGAGGTGTACAAAAAGGCTATTCCATTCCAAAAAGAGCGGGACAAAGAGAAGATTGCAGAAGAGCTTGGTGACACTCTATGGCATATAGCGACGATTGCAACCATGGAAGGTATTTCATTAGCTGACATAATGAGAAAGTCTATGCAGAAGTTTCGCAAACGTTACCCGCACCGCTTTGTGGAGGTGTCGTAGATGCGTGTAACGGCAACTAAGATATTTACATTTGATGCAGCTCACTTCCTTCCAGGCTACGACGGTCCATGTATGAACATGCACGGTCACACCTATCAGCTGGAAGTAACCGTTGAGCGCGTTGGTTCTCAAGTAATCTTTACGGGGCCTGCTGAGGCAATGGTGATGGACTTCAGAGATCTGAAAGAAATAGTGAAAAGAAAGGTTATAGACTTGTTTGATCATCAGGTGTTAAACGATGTTGCGACTTTCAGGACAACTGCAGAGAACCTGGCGGCGTTTATATTCGACGCTGTCGACGCTTCTTTACCACCAGACGTCAGGTGTGTTAAGGTCAGGCTGTATGAAACGCCGACTTCGTTTGTGGAGGTAACCAAATGAGAGTAGCCGAGATTTTTGGCCCCACCGTACAGGGCGAAGGACTCGACATTGGCCAGAAAAGTTACTTCATTAGATTTGCAGGTTGTGATAGCAACTGCAAATGGTGCGACACCGCTTATGCTGGGCAGGCTTTAGGCTTTCCTAAAATGACGGTGCAAGAGATTCTCAGCAAGTTGGATCCCTACAAGTGTGGGTATGTAGTGCTGACTGGTGGCAATCCCTGCATTTACGACTTGAGCGACCTTGTCTGGCAGCTCAACGACGTTGGATTTGTTATAGCAGTTGAAACTCAAGGAACTCGTTTCAAACCTTGGTTGAACAACGTCGACTTCGTTACGGTGTCTCCTAAAGGTCCGTCGTCGGAGTCTGTCACGTCTTATGAGCGGCTAGAACGTTTCTTTTTGTATCTCGATGTTGACTCGCAACTAAAAGTAGTAGTATTCAACGATGAAGATCTTCAATACGCAGCAGGCCTATATACGAAATTTCCTTCTATACCATTCGTACTGCAAGTGGGACGAGTGGTAGGAGAAGCAGTTGAACAATACCTCAGTAGGTTTCGCTGGTTAGTTGACCGAATTAAAGACGACTGCTTTTGGTACGATGTTCGAGTGTTACCTCAACTACATTCACTAGCTTGGGGAGATAGGAGGGGCGTTTAGTGAATCGGGATAATATCGTAGCAGCGGTGAAAGTTATACTATCTTCAATTGGGGAGGACGTGGAACGTGAAGGGCTCCGTGACACTCCAAAGCGAGTTGCTAGGATGTGTGCAGAACTATGCGCTGGCTACCAAGTTAAAAATCCAAAAGAGATACTTGCCACTACGTTTGACGAAGACCACCAGGAGCTTGTCATCGTAAAAGATATTCCATTCTACAGCCTATGCGAACATCACATGGTACCGTTCTTTGGTCGTGTCCATATCGGGTATATTCCGAATGGTAAAGTTGTCGGCATCAGCAAGATGGCGCGTTTAGTTGAGTGTTTTGCTAGACGTCTTCAAATACAAGAGCGGATGGTTACACAAATTGCTGATACCATCGACGAAGCTCTTAGGCCGCTTGGTGTAGGAGTGATAATCGAAGCTGAGCATCTATGCATGACAATGCGAGGTGTTCAGAAGCCAGGTACAAAGACCGTCGCCTCTGCAATGCGTGGTATCTTTATTCATGCGCCGCAAACTCGGTCGGAGTTTTTGGCGCTCATTAAGAAAGGTGGTAAGTGATGATCTTACTACTTGAAGGTCCGGACTTTGCAGGAAAGACATCTATTGCTGACGAATTAAAGGAGTACCATCGCCGTGGTATATTGGTGCCCGATAGCAAAACCGTAAATTTCGTCAAGATGACGTTCCGTGAAGACTGCAAACTCGAAAAGACGTTTGATTATATCAGGCAGAGCGCAAACTACGATGTAAATGTATGGGACCGTTGCTACTTTCCGAGCGATTTGATTTACAGCCCGATTGTAGAGCATAAACAGTCGATTATCGCGACACGCCGATGGCATATTGAGTACGAGATGCTAATGGCGGGTACCGTTATTGTTTTCGTTACAGCAGATATCGGTACGCTCAAGAAACGAGCTGTAAGAGATGACGAATATATACAGGCAACACAGCTTGCCGACATCTGTAGCGCATATGTAGAGTTTTTCGCAAGTACCGTCCTACCATGGCGTCTTATTAACACAACGAATAAAGACGTGGACTCGTGCATGCGGGAAGTGCTCTCAATTGTAGACGAACACCTATAAGGAGTGATATGATGCGAGTTGCTAGTATTGTGCCGATTCCGTATCTCGACCTTATCAAAGGTAAGCCTTATCAGATGTGTCTGGCGCATTTAGCGTCCAGCTGCGAAGAGTACGCCAACTTTTACATCGAAGAAAGAAAAGCCGGCAACTTTGTGTTAATGGATAACGGTGCAGCTGAAGGCGCTCAACCACCTCTAGACTTGTTGATAGAACTGATCGAAAAGATCCAACCAACAGAGTTTATTTTACCGGATGTAATCTATAACTCATGCGAAACGCTCGATCGATCGTACCGCGCGTTGCATAAGCTTAGTAGCAAGGGGTTAGACGTCCGTTATATGGCAGTACCTCAAGGGAACACCTACGACGAGTGGATTGCATGTGCTATGGAGATGTTAACTTGGCCTATCCACACTATCGGAATCTCGAAGTTTGTGTCATATAAACTCGGCCCGTGTGCGAGGGTTGCACTTTTCAGTCGAATTGCGGAATACAACAAAGAAGTACACCTTCTAGGTTGTGCTTACGATCCAAGAGAAATAGCCTCTTTCAACTATGTGCCATATGCCTACAAGATAAGAGGTACCGACAGCAGTATACCGTATGTTTACGCAAGGCAAGGTGTAAATATGTACACTGCGATAAGAGACGGAATTCCACGCAGTCAGGAAGAGATCAACTTTTACGAAGACAGAACGGACAGAGCTCTCATATCTGCCAATATTCAAGTGTGGGAGGTGGTTGTGAATGGGAAACTGCTCTAATTGTATATATGCAAGGTACCCCAAGATACCTGCTAGCGTGCCCAAACGGGCACGCATAGCAATCGTAGGGGAAGCACCAGGGCCTGTGGAAATCGCTCGAAAGCGGCCGTTTGTTGGCCCTAGCGGTGACCTCATTCGCAAGGCCTTCAACATGGTGGGGTTGCCGGAGACTGAAGAGATATTCATTACGAATGCACTACTCTGTCGCCCACCATCTGGCAAGCCTATAAGCAAAGAAGCGGTCGAGCGTTGCCGGCCGAGACTTTTGGAAGAGTTAAGTCGAGTGCGCCCCGAAATCATAATCGCTTTTGGTAATACATCGATGCATGTGTTGACTGGTGATTATAAAAAGAAGATTACCAAGGAGCAAGGCCGAGTACTTGAAAAGAGTTTACTTGACTTTGAGTGTAAGATTATTCCAGTTTTCCATCCAGTGGCTATCTTACGTGATGGTAGTAAGTTTCCTCAATTTATGCAGGCCCTTCGGCGAGTTGCAGACGCAATACAAGGTCGTCCTCTAGATCCGCCTCCAAAACCGTCTTACTCGGTTGTTACGACACCAGCGGACATCGAAAGGGCTATTAGAGGTCTGGTGAAGCAGCCGTATCTGGCAGCTGATATCGAAACGTCTGGTGATCAAATCTCCGGTCGTATCTTGTGTTTAGCTATCTGCTGGAAGCCAGGTAAAGTATTGATCTTTCCAGAAGAGGTCGTACCATACCTCGGCGAACTTTATGAGCATCCCGGCCCGAAGTGGGTTTGGCAAGGCGGTAAATACGATACAGGGTTTCTCGTTCCGAGAGGTATGAATGTGAGGCTAGACGAAGATACGATGTTGCTTCACTACTGTTTGAATGAAAACCCCGGAACGCACGACTTAGAGCAACTAGCAATTCAACTTTTAGGTGGTCAGCCCTACAAACACATGGTCGATCAATACGTCAAAGGCAATAAGAAGTATGGGTACGTAAACGTGCCTAAAGAGGTGCTCTATGATTATCTTGCATTAGACGTCGATAGGACATATCGGATCTTCCAGATATTGTATCCACAAGTAATGGCTAATCCAGATCTGAAGCGGCTCTACTATACTCTGTTATTACCAGCATCGCGGTTCCTACGCGAAGTCGAGTACAAGGGTCTAAGGCTGAATCCTGAACGGTTGAAGAGAGAAGGCGACAGGCTTATCGGTGAGATGCAAGAGATGCTTAAGAAGATACAAGAAGCTGCAGAGCCGCATTGGGATCCAGTAGCCTACGTTGAAGAAACGGGTGCCAGAACCGTTCCGAAGCTGTTCAATCCTAGCAGCGTAAAGCAACTAGCGTGGTTGTTGTATGACCGACTAAAACTAAGGCCGAAGAAACGTAAAGGCACTGGCGGCCGTAGTACGGATGAAGAGGTACTTAAGCAGTTAGCAGATCAACACAAAATTGTCGAGCTAATCTTAGACTTTCGGTCTGTGAGGAAGGCTTACGGCACTTACGTAAAAGGCGTCGCCGAACGAATCGCTGCCGATGGTAGAGTACATCCAACCTTCAACGTTCATGGTACGGTAACTGGACGCTTGAGTTGTACTGATCCGAACGTACAGAATGTGCCTAAAGAGATGCGCGTGGTATACTACGCGGAACCCGGTTACGTGTTCGTCGAAGCTGACTATAAAGGAGCCGAACTGCGAGTATTGGCGTACATCAGCGGAGACGCTTTTATGAGAGAAGTTTTTCAGCAAGGTCGAGATTTGCATACCGAAGTTCAAAATGCACTAGGCATCGAACGCATCAAAGCAAAGACGATTAATTTTGGTATACCTTACGGGAGAACTCCAGAGTCGATTGCGCAAGAGTTTAATATGCCGATAGAGGAAGCCCGTAAGATGGTTCAAGACTGGTTTAAACGCGCACCGGACGTTGAGAGATACCTGTTAGAATGTGATCGCGCTGCTGAAACTGGACAGGTGCTGACGACACCTTTCGGAAGGCATAGAAGGTTCGGTTTGATATCAGCAGAAAATGTCGAGGATTTGAAAAAAGAGGCTCGTAACTTTCGCATACAATCAATTGCCAGCGATTTGACGCTGACTTCTGCTATTACCATGCACGAAGAGTTAAAACGCATGGGCGCCCACATCGTCAACTTGGTACACGACAGTCTTCTCGTGGAGTGTCCTGCCGATAAGTGGTTTGACGCATGCAAACTAATCATCGATACTATGGAAAGGGTTCCGCGAGAAACGATTAGATCTGAGATTCCGTTTGAAGTTGATGTGAAGGTTGGCGAGTGTTGGGGAGAACTATGGAAAGTTGCTATTTTTCCACACAACCAGGAAGTTGTACAGCTGCTAGAGGCTCAAAAGTACGACGAACTCAAGCTCGAAGTCAAAAATGCTATAGAGTGGTGGTATAACGACACTACAAATGAGATTGTTGTAAAATATAAGTAGGAGGTGAAATTATGCTCTTTAGAGTCGTTGAGCGTCTTCCTAGTCTGTCACGTCATTACGCACCACAAGACGCATGTCAGGTAGTTAAAAGTAAGCTGGTGGCAAGTTTAGCTGACGCAATAGTCAACCACCCCGATTTAGTTATTATAACCGTAACCGAAGAGCCTGAACTGTCAGCGACTAAGTTCACTGCTGAAGTGGCTGCGATGCCTGTACATCAGTACCAGAATTGGGAGAGAAAGTTGCTGCTCTACAGCCGGTTTTTGCAGCTTCTCGATCTGCAAGAACGGTTCCAGGAGTGGGCAAAAGAACAAACGACGCCGGCATACTAAAGCGGAGGGATGGCTATGTACAAGTGGACCAAACAACGCGATATTGTATTTAAAGATCGCTATGCGATGAAAGACGAAAACGGAAACTTAATTGAGACTACTCCTGATCAGATGTGGAGAAGGGTAGCTAATGCGGTTGGTCAAAATGCAGGGGAGAGGATGCAGTTTTATGAGATTCTTAAAGACTTCAAATTCGTACCAGGAGGGCGAATCCTCTCTGGCGCGGGTACAGAGCGTCTGGTAACGTTCTACAACTGCTATGTCATACCAGTAAGGTCAACTGACTCTTCGAAGGGAAACGACAGCAGACAAGGAATCATAGATACGATTCGAACGATAGTAGAAATCACATCTCGAGGCGGCGGTGTCGGTGTTAACTGGTCAACACTACGGCCTAGAGGAGCTCATGTCAGGGGCGTCAACGGTACCAGCTCGGGGCCGGTGAGTTGGATGATAGGAGCAGATGCTATCGTACAGCAAGTAGAACAAGGCGGCTCTAGACGTGGTGCACAAATGTATATGCTCGATGATTGGCATCCCAGCGTTATCGAGTTTATTCAAGCGAAGCAAGACTTGAGAGTGATACGAAGTGCAAACTTGTCTGTAGGCATATCGGATAGGTTCATGAAGGCGGTCGAGAAAGACGAAAATTGGACTTTCATCTTTCCCGATACAAACCACCCTGCCTACAACGAGGTATGGGATGGCGACATCGAAAAATGGCTTAGCCGCGGCTTACCAGTTAAGGAGTACGGTACCATCAAGGCCCGTGAATTTTGGGATATGATATGCAGATCGGCGTGGAAGTGTGGCGAACCTGGCGTCGTTTGGACAGAACGATACAATAAGATGTCCAATACCTGGTACTTTGAACGTATTAGATGCGTCAACCCATGCGGTGAGCAAGGGTTAGGTGAATGGGGTGTATGTAATTTAGGATCTATAAACTTGGCTGCCTTTGTGAGAAACAACAAGCTGGATTTCGAGAGTTTAGGAAGTACTATAGCGGTTGCTGTTAGGTTCCTTGATAATGTCATAGAAATCAACCAGTATATCAATGAAGAAATGAAAAACCATCAGTTCAAGGTGAGACGTATCGGTTTAGGTACCATGGGGTTAGCAGACGCGTTATTGTTACTTGGACTGCGATACGGCAGCGATGAAGCAGTTAGCTTCGTAGAGCTTTTGTTTAAGTTTATACGAGACGAAGCATATCGTGCTAGTATCGAACTCGCCAAGGAACGCGGCCCTGCACTAGGCTTTGATAGAGAGAAATACTTACAAGGTGAGTTTATACAACAACTACCGCAGGAGTTGAGGCAAATTATAGAACAACATGGTATACGCAACCTAGTCCTCCTAACACAAGCACCTACTGGTACTACATCAATTCTGGCTGGCGTT